AGGGGACCTAGGCTTAGCCCAGGTCAAAAATTACCTAAACTTCATAAACCTGAGAACGAACAAACGTATGCTGAATTAAAGAAGAAGAAAAAAATTAGACTTAAAGAAGAGAAAAGAAAAAAAGAGTTCGATAAGAAACACGGGGTTTAAATTTTAATGGTCAATCCAAGATGGCGGGACTAACCGTGTCTAAAAAACAAAAAGAAAAGACACCATTAAAAGCTAGTTACAATTTGGGAGAAATAACACTTCCAAAACCTGAAAAATATATAGGAAAATTTATTAAAGCTGAAGTAGACGGTAAAAAACTTTCTAATCCAAGCTACGTGAAATATTATAAAGATATAGTTTAATGGATCCATTAGCGATCGTTGCAAGACTACAAAAAATTTTAAGAGACAATCTTCAACGTATTGGAGACGCTATGATCAGTGGTGGCATTGACAATATGGAGAAATATCAATATATGTTAGGACAGGCACGTACTTATCAGTACATGCTACAGGAAATCTCTAACCTGCTAAAAGAGAAGGAGCAAAAACAAGATGAAGGAAACGTCATTGACCTTGGAAAAGGAAGTCCCAAAGCATAGAAATGCTTTGCAGGAAAAATACAAATTAGAAGAAAAAGAACCTTTAAATCCAGACAATATTCAAAAATCTCAACTCCCCACTCCTAGTGGTTGGAGACTATTGGTGCTGCCTTTTACACCTCGAGAAAAAACTAAAGGCGGGATTCTTATTGCACAGGAATCTTTAGAAAAATTACGCATCGCTACTAATTGTGGCTATGTGCTTAAAATGGGGCCGTTGGCTTATCATGACCATGATAAATTTCCAACAGGACCGTGGTGCAAGACCGGAGATTGGATAATCTTTGCCCGTTATGCGGGATCAAGACTACCGATCGAAGGCGGTGAAGTACGCATCTTGAACGATGACGAAGTTCTAGGAACGATTAAGGATCCTGAATCCGTGCTTCATCATAATTAATCATAGGAGGAACTATGCCAAAAGACGAAAAAACAATTGATATTGATACATCCGGACCGGGTGTAGATATTGAATTGCCAGAAGACAAAGAAAAGGAGTTAGAAAATGAAGCTACTAAAGACAGTGCTAAGCCCGCTGACACACCTGAGAAATCTAGTGAGCAGTTGGATGTTCGAGATAGCTCGGACAGTAAAGACTCGGAACCAAAGAAGGAAGAAGTAGAAGAGAAAAAAGAAGAAGAGAAACAAGAAGCTGAAACCAAAGTAGAAGAAAAGAAAGAATTAGAAGTCTATAGTGAAGGCGTTAAGAAAAGAATTGCGAAGCTGACCAAGAAATGGCGTGAAGCTGAACGGCAAAGAGAAGCCGCTTTGGAATATGCCAAAGGGGTTCAAGTCGAGCATTCTCAATTAAGAACTCGATTTTCAAGACTAGAGCCAGATTATGTCAAGGCACTTGAAAGTAGAGTCATATCTGGAATCGATGCGGCTAAAGCCAAACTTCACACGGCAAGAGAAGCAAACGATATTAATGCTGAAGTTGAAGCTCAAAAGTCTATTGCTCAACTCGGTATTGAAGAAGCGCGGTTGAATGCTTTAAAAGAACAACAGTCACGAGCTAAGGAAAGAGAAGTAAAAACTCCCTCTTTGGATCAAGCGATTGCACCTCAACCCGTAGACCCTAAAGCAGAAGCATGGGCGGAAAATAATGAATGGTTTGGAAAAGACAACGCCATGACTTATTCCGCTTTTGATTTGCACAAGAAACTAACCGAGGAGGAAGGGTTTGACCCTAAATCCGATGAATATTATGTTGAAGTTGATAAACGAATGCGTCTTGACTTCCCGCATAAATTTGTTAATACTAAGTCTCAGGAATCGACTAAACCTACACAAACAGTAGCATCCGCTACGCGAAGTGTAAAACCAGGTCGCAAAATAGTGAGACTCACATCGTCTCAAGTAGCAATTGCTAAAAAATTAGGTGTGCCACTTGAAGAATATGCGAAACAACTAAGAATCACGAAGGGGGCATAAACATATGAAAAAAGACGACATAAAAACTTCCCGTGCGAGCCAAACTAGGGCTAAAACAGAGAAACCCAAAGTATGGACTCCACCATCATCTTTAGATGCACCCCCTGCACCAGATGGGTACCATCACAGATGGATAAGAGCCGAGTCAATGGGCTTTGATGATACAAAGAACATGGCCGGTAAATTAAGATCAGGATACGAGCTTGTAAGAGCTGATGAATATCCAGGATCGAATTATCCAGTGATGAATGAAGGAAAATACAAGGGGATCATCGGAGTTGGCGGCCTTTTGCTGGCAAGGATACCGGTTGAGCTTGTTAAATCGCGCGACGAGTATTTTAATAAAATTACTCAAGACAAAGACACAGCGGTCGAACAAGACCTCATGAAGGAACAGCACCCAAGTATGCCACTCAACGCTGAGAGGCAGACACGTGTAACCTTCGGTGGAACAAAGAAGAACTAATTTATTAGCGATTCCTAATCCAACGAAATTTTATTAACCGTTTACAGAGCAATCTGTAAACTTACGGAGAAAACTTATGGCAAACCAAGACGCGCCTTTTGGTCTACGACCAATTGGCAAAGTTGGAAGTAATAGAAATGCCGGAGGACTATCAGAATACGAAATCGCAGCTTGCGCTTCCGCAATTTACCAAAATGATGTTGTTAAAGCATCAGGAGCTGGTATTGCAATAGCAGCAGTTACCGATAACGGAGCTCTGTTAGGTTCTATTCAGGGTGTTTTCTTTACTGACGCAACGACGTCGAAACCTACTTTTGCAAATAACTTAAAAGCAAGTAATGCTGCAACAGATATTAAAGGTTTTATACATGATGATCCATTTCAGTTATATGAAGTACAATCCGATGCATCTGGCGCAACTGCGCAAGCTGATATCGGAGCGAATGCTGACTTTGCCGTTGCGGCAGGGGCAGCACCACACTACGTATCAAAAACTGAACTAACGGATACTCAGTCGACGACTACAGCGAATCTTCGTATTATGAATGTTTCTGATGACCCAGACAATAGTGACTTAACGTCAGCTAATTGTAATTTTAAGGTAATCATCATCGAACACTTCTTAACAACTACAACTGGAGTATAATTAATGGCTATATCAAGAGGACAACTAGTAAAAGAACTAGAACCCGGCCTAAATGCTTTATTTGGGTTGGAATACAAGAACTACGCTAACGAGCACACACAAATATTTGATCAAGAAAATTCAGACAGAGCTTTTGAAGAAGAAGTTATGTTATCTGGATTTGCAAATGCTCAAGTAAAAGCAGAAGGACAAGGGGTTGTTTTTGACAGCGCTAATGAAACCTTCACTGCTCGTTATACGCATGAAACAATTGCTTTAGCGTTCGCAATCACTGAAGAAGCGGTTGAGGACAATTTGTATGACAGAATCGCATCTCGTTATACAAAAGCATTAGCTAGATCTATGGCTAACGCTAAACAAGTTAAAGCAGCTAACGTGTTAAACAGGGCGTTTAACAGTTCATATACTGGCGGTGACAGTAAGGAACTTTGTGCAACGGACCACGCTATTGTAGCTGGTACAGAGCAGAATGAACTTACTACTGCGGCAGACTTAAACGAAACTTCATTAGAGCAAGCATTAATTGATATTGCTGCGCTTACTGATGAACGTGGTTTAAAAATTGCGGCTCAAGGGAAAAAAATGATTGTTCCTTCTGCGCTTCAATTTACTGTTGAGAGATTGATGAAATCTCCAGGTAGAGTTGGAACAGCTGATAATGACATCAATGCAGTTGTATCTATGGGAATGGTTCCACAAGGTTATGTGGTTAATCATTACTTAACTGATACAGATGCTTGGTTCATTAAAACAGATGTACCAAATGGAATGAAACACTTTGTTAGAGCACCGATCAAAACTGCTATGGAAGGCGATTTTGATACTGGTAATGTTAGATACAAAGCTCGAGAAAGATACAGCTTCGGCTGGTCTGACTGGAGAGGTATCTTCGGATCACCAGGTGCGTAATAAATAAATAAATTTGTGGCGGGACATATTTCCGCCACATTTTAAATATAAGAAAGAAAAAATGAAAAAATTCCTAGTAAAAATATGGGCTTATGATCACCATGCTTCTTTTGATGTAGAAGCTTCTGATAATGCTGAGTCTATTGAAAAATCTATCCTTGACAAAATTGGAGAAAAGAGTATAACATGGGAAAATCTCGGAAATGCATATCATGACCGAAAAAGAATAACCTATGAGGAGGTTATAAATGACACAAGACCTATACAATACAAAGAGGTCCTTGGAGTTAGAATGGCAACAGGAGCACCTGAAGGAAGGTAAATATACCTTGAATATGGGGTATATTGACAAAAAAATTCAGGAAGTTATTAAAGAGATAATTGCCAAAGAGTTTGAAGAATCTACTCGTCTTGCTAAAATAGATGAGTCCAAGGCCGAAGTTTCGATAGCCACTTCAGCGCTGTCAAAAAATCAATTTTTTCCCAGGGATACCTTGCGCTATACTAAAAAATAACGTATAGAAAAATTACTATACAATTAATTAAGAACGTAGACGAGTATAGTCGACGGCCTAGAGGCTACGTTCAACAAACTAGGAGGATTTAATCATGGCAAATACAACCTTTTCCGGACCAGTAAGATCATTAAATGGTTTTATTAGTTTCGGACCTAAAGCAGTCATTAGCTTAACAGCAGATGCAACTTTAACAGTTGCAGCTCATGCAGGTAGAATTTTAACTTGCAACAAAGCAGATGGTGTCTTTACTTTACCGTCAATTACGTCGGGAAGTTCATCAGGTGTAGCTGGAGGAAATGATTACAACGTTCTAAGCAATCTTGGATGTACTTACACATTCTGGGTAGAAACAGCAGCAACAGATATGGATATCAAAACAGACGGAACCGATAGATTTTTCGGTGGTTTGTATATTGGTGTTAATAATGCAACAGGAAAAACATTCATTTCTACTTCAGCAAGTAATGATGTA